AGCAAGCTCAGTCACCGATCCCACCCCAATCACCTGATCCTGATGTCGTTCGGCAACGGGTGTTCCAGCTGATCGAAGCGGCGCGCGATGCCGCCAAGGTGACCGCCAAGAAAAAGACCGAGATCAGCGAGGACAAGCTCGACGAGATCTTGATCCAAGGCAACTTCTACACCGCGCTGTCCGAATTTCTGACGCTGCTTCCGCAGTACCCGTTCGCTTGCATCAAGGGCCCGACTGTCCGCATGGTGATGGACGTCAAGTGGTCGGGCTCGCAGGCGGTGCAGAGCTGGCGGCCTAAGTTGTGGTGGGAGAACATTTCTCCGTTCGATATCTGGTGGACTCCCGGTGTCAGCGCCATCGAAGACGCCCAGATCATCCACCGACTCCGGGTGACGCGCACCGACCTCAACGATCTCATCAACATGCCGGGCTACAACACCGACAATATCCGGGCGGTGCTGCAGTACTACGGCACTCAGGGCCTGACCGAGAACTGGGATTCGACCGATGCCTCGCGCGCGGTTCTGGAGAGCCGCGAGAACCCGGTCTACAACATGTCGAACCTGATCACGACCTTGGAGTTCAATGGCAACGTCCAAGGCCGCATGCTGCTCGACTACGGCTTCCTGCCGCAGCAGATCCCCGATCCGTTGCGCGACTATGCCATTCAGGCGTGGTTGATCGGCCAATACTTGATCAAGGTTCAGCTGTCACCGTCGCCCAGAAGAAGGCACCCGTTCTACATCTCGTCTTTTGAGAAGACCCCGGGCTCGCCGCTCGGCAACGGCGTCACCGATCTGATTGCCGACTTGCAGGAAGTTTGCAACGCCGCGTTACGCTCGGTGGTCAACAACATGTCGATGGCGTCGGGTCCGCAGGTGGTGATCAACGAGGACCGTCTGGCAGGGCAAGAGAACACCGATGAGATATTCCCGTGGAAGCGCTGGCGCACGACCAACCCGGCAGTGGCTGGGTCGACCGAGCCGGCGGTCAGCTTCTTCCAGCCGCAGTCGAATTCTCAGGAATTGTTTGGTGTGTTCAACTCGTTTTACGGGCTGGCGGACGACGTCTCGGCGATCCCCAAATATTTGAGCGGCAACAGCCCCGGCGGCGGCGCCGGCCGGACTGCCTCTGGCCTCGCCATGCTGATGGGCAATGCCTCGAAGATCCTCCAGACGGTGTGCGGCAATATCGACCGCGATGTCATGACACCGTTGCTGCGCAACCTGCTCGATCTGGTGCTGCTCACCGACCAGTCTGGCTTGTTGACCGGCGAAGAGGAAGTCGAGCCGCGCGGTGTTGTGGTCGCCATACAGCGCGAGACGATGCGCCAGCGCCAGCTTGAGTTCCTCCAGCTTACGGGTAACCCGATTGATCTGCAGATTATTGGACCGAAAAGGCGCGCGACGGTGCTGCGTGCGGTCGGCGAAGGAATCGGTCTGCCGGGCGATGAGATCGTTCCGAGCGATGACGAGCTCGATGAGCAGCAGAAAGTGGCGGCTGCGCAGGCACAGGCGCAGGGCGTGCCGGGGCACGCGCCGGGGCCGCCGCAGCCGTCAGCAGGCCAGCGTTCCCAGCAGCAGCCCAAGCCGACGCAGCAGACAGGGCCGATCACCAACACAACGCCCGCTCGGGTGACAGGCGGGCTTGGGTAAATTACTTCTAGAGGTAACAGGAGGTTGCGATGGCAAAATCAGGCACGACCAAGGACAAGAGCTGGGGCACGCTCGGCGGCAACCAGCACATGCACAGCTGGAGCGGCAGCGGCAAGCAGGAGCCGGGACAGGCCGCGCAGGAGGGCTCGGGCGGCCGGCGCGACATGGGCCCGCATGCCGGCGGGCAGGTTGGGTTCTATGCCTCTGGAACGCAGAACAAGTTCGGCGCAGGCCCGCAGGACCCCGGGCAGTCGAGCGCGTCTGGCGCCCGGCAGGAGGGCTTTGCCCACGGCGGCAAGACCAGCATGCACGGTAACCGGGGAAGTCAGCGGGCCGAGCCCGGCTGTTCTTCGCCGCACTGATGCGCCTTTCGCGGTTCACCCGACAGCAGATCCAGTCGCACGGGATGCAGCTTGGCCATATCCCCGGCGAGAACCCGCGCAAGCAGGCGTTCACATCGATGCCGGGTGTCAGCAGCCGCAAGCCAACTGGACGCGTGCACATGGGCATGAGCCACGCGACGGCGCCGCTCAAGCATCAGATGGTGTCGCCTAGCAACTTTGGCATCGAAGGGCCGGAGGAGGGCCTGCCGCCATGAAGTTTGGCAAGATACTCGGCGCGCAGCCGAGGCGGCCCAAGGGCAAGCCCGGCAGGCAGGAGATGCTGCCGTCGCGCCATGCCATGGCGCAGCTGGTGGGCGGCGACCCGATGCAGCGCTCGATGGGCAACTACGCCAAGCTGACACCGTCGGGAGCCGGCGCGCCGGGTGACTATCCGACGATCATGTCGGAAGGCGAGGCGGGAGCGGACGTCGAACCACAGCGGCAATGAGCGATCCGCTATACGACATTGCGCTCGCTGCGGCTGATTTGAAGTTGGCTTCGCCGCGAGAATTCGATCGGTTGTTGGAGGCGTTTCGAAAGCTGGAGGAACGGTACAGGGTCGATCTATATGCCGCTGACGCAAGCAGCATTTTAGCCGCGCAGGGACGTGCAGTCACTGCTGCGAACATAAGAACAAAACTAGAAACTTGTCTTCAGATCAGAAGCCAAGTTGAAACGAAGAGGACGTAAATGGCTCAGCCAGTCACGGTAGAAGCGCTTCGCGCAAGACCAGTTGTCGGTGCTGTCGATTCATCGGTGAAAATTCCACAGGCAGTCATCGACGCTGGTAAGCGAGCTGAAGACATTCAGCGCCAGCTTGCTGGCACCGCTGAACCGCCTGCTCAGAGTCCTGATGGGTCTGAGACCGACGCCGATCCATCAGCCCAGCCGCAGGTTCCTCGGTCCACCCGAGATGAACCTGCGGCTGGTGAGCCTGCGGCAGGTGAGCCCGCAGCGGGCGACCCTGCGAATTGGGAGCGGCGGTTCAAAGGCTTGCAGGGACGTTACGATCACGACGTTCGGCAGGTCAAGGATCAGCTCGGTCAGATGTCCGATCAGATCCAGCGTCTGCACTCCGAGAACGCGTCGCTACGGGCTGCGCGCACGCCACCAGCCGAACCGCCGCCCACTCAGAGTTTGCTGAGCGAGCAGGAGATCGCCGACTATGGTCCTGAGTTCATCGACGTGGCGCGGCGCGTTGCACGCGAGGTCGCTGCACCGTTGCACGCCGAGATCCTGAACCTGCGCAGCCAGCTCGGTCATGTGCAGCAAGAGACCGGCAACAGCTTCCTCACTCGGATGGACGATCAGGTCGGTTCGCAGGTGAAGAATTGGCGCGAGTTGAACGTCGATCCTCGGTTCGTCGAATGGACCAAGTTGCCTGACGTATTCAGCGGTGCTATTAGGCAGCAGCTTATGCAAGATGCGTGGAACGCCGGAGACGCTCGTCGCGTCGCCGCCTTTTTCCAAGCTTTCCTTGCAGAGGAGGCTGCCGTAGACCCGCAGAGGGCCAACGGCCGACCGCGACCCGCTTCGCGGATGACTGTTACGCCGACGCCGTCGCCCGTGACAGCACCGCAATCGGCACCAAGGTTGGCTTTGGAAGACCTTGCCGCTCCCGGCAGAGCCCATTCGGCCTCGGGTGCTCCCGCCGAAAAGCCTGTCTACACATCCGCCGATATCACACGGTTCTACACGGACGTGAAGCTGGGTCGCTGGCGCGGTAACGAGCAGCAGCAGGCTGCTATAGACGCCGACATCATGCTGGCTCAGCGCGAAGGGCGGATCGTCGTCGATCAACGCACGGCTCAACCTCTGACTTCGAACGGCGCAATTCGCTGATCGTTCCGATGGGTTGGCCAGTGCCAACCCTTTGGAGCGCTCAATGGCCTACCCTCTTGCTGGTTCGGGTACCACCCCTCCTATCTACCCCGTCGGCTCGACACAGCCGTCGCCGCCGTATTCCGGCACGTTCATTCCTGAGATCTGGTCGGGCAAGCTGATCGAGAAGTTCTATGCCAGCACCGTGCTGGCGGCGATCAGCAACACCGACTACGAAGGGGAAATCAAAAATCAGGGCGACAAGGTCCACATCCGGACCAAGCCGACCATCACCATTCGGCCCTACCTCGTTGGTGGTAATCTCACCGTCGATCGACCGGGCTCGAACATCGTCGATCTCACGATCGATCAGGGTCTCTACTTCAACGAGATCCTCGACGATGTGATGGAGATCCAGTCCGACATCAACTTGATGGGGATCTGGTCGGACGACGCAGCCCAGCAGATGAAGATCACCGTCGACTCGCAGGTGCTGCTCGGCATCCTCGGTCAGTGCGACGCGCGCAACCGCGGT